GCTTCTTGTTTTAAAACCTCGTCAGGCGGGATCTTCTACTGCTCTTAATTGGATTATTTATTGGTGGATGAGGACACGGTTAACTAGAGCGATATGGGTTACTGATACAAATGCTACTAATGCCTATCACCGGAATATGTTGCAAACGTATGCGGAGTTTGATCCGTTTCCTTGGGGTAACAAGTTTGAACTCTTTGACCGAAGGGCTGAATCAGATAACCGATCTGTGCGTTATACGTCTTCAGCGGAATCCAAAGCCCCCGGAGTTGGGGGAACATGGACAATAGTTGGAAGTAGTGAGACAGCCAAGTTCGGAAAACAGGGAGCCGCTAAAGACGCTAGTGTTATTATGCCTCAACTCAAAGCTGGTCTAGCTGATGCGCCAGAAACTTTTGGAGTTGATGAATCAACGCCTGATGGAGTGAACTATTTTTCTAAGCTTATTACAGGGGATCCTGATGCTTCCACTGGAGGCTCTCAAGAAGGAGCTGTTACTTTAGAGGATTGGCAAAGAGGGAAAAGGGGAAACGGAATGATTAAGATAGTTACTGGTTGGTATGATGTACCTGAATATGCAATGGAGATTTATACTCAAAAAGAGTATGAAGATATTATTGGTTCGCTCACAATAGAAGAGAAGAGAATCATGGCAGAGCAAGGCGATAAGATCACAGCCGAGCGCATCAAATGGAGGCGAGTCACCATAGATGGAAAGCTTGGAGGATCAGAGGAAATATTTCAGCAGGAGTTTCTTGAGAGTGAAGAAAGGTGCTTTCTTGTTTCCGGTTCACCTAGGTTTGACATGGAAGGTCTTATTCACATTTCAAGCAACGTAAGAATATCCTCACCTAAAAGAAAAAATGGCAGGCTTGTTGAAAAGGATAACAAAGTTGTCTTTGAGGAATGCCCTAAAGTTGATGCAGAATTTCAGACGTGGGATGAAAAACCGGAACTTGGTAAAAGTTACCTTGTTACCGTTGACTCGATGACGGGTAAAGAAGTGAGTTCTGGAAATAGCAAACAAGACAGAAACTCCATCATGCTTTGGAGATGCCCGCACAAAGACAAGCAAGGCGTCATGCACCCCCTTAAGCTTATAGCTAGAGCCATGCCTGACAATCAGGACGATCCAACTCCGGGATGTGTAAAGACAGCACTATTAAGTAAATGGGCAGGCGAGTGTATTGTTGTGCTAGAAATAAATAATTCAGGTCTAGCATGGGTAAGTCCTCTTAAAAATGCAGGAGTAAGGCTTTGGAGAAGGCGAGTCTATGACACAATTACTGGTAACATTCTCAGGAGGATAGGTTGGTCTACAGACGTAAAGAGTAGGGAAATTATTATTAGCGCCCTAGCTGATGCTATAAGAGCCAAGGAGGAGGGAATTGTTATTCCTTGCCCACAACTTTCATCACAACTGCAAA